TTACAAAAAATGCTATAGCTAAAGCACAGAAACGTCAAGTAGCTATTGCTGATTGGGATAAGTATGGTGGTCGTGTGTTAGGTGACATTTTATTAGACGGACAAAGTTTGCGTATGATGTTAATACAAAACGGATTTGCAAGAGAATACTACGGAGAAGCTAAAACTTCTTGGTGTAACTAACATCCTTCAGTATAAATACTATTATGAGATCAACAGATTTAGACGAATCCGCAGCCAAAGAACTAGCTAGAAAACTTCCTAGTTTAGAGAAGCACGACTATAATACCATTGATAAGTTAATGCGAAGAATCGCTAGCAAACATAGAATCACAGGTAAAGCATTACATGATTTATTTGTCAAAAAATACCATCGTAATCCTGATAGTTGGATTAAAAACAAACTAGATGAAGGTGACGACAGTGAACTACAACAAGAAGTTGATAAGTTCTGTGACTGGGCCTGTAAACGACTACATTTAAAAAATAAGCCAGAGATTGAACTCAGTATGGATACTGAAGAAGCACAAAACAATCATCACACCGGCGGACATAAAATGGGTGATGATAAGATTTGGGTATATGCTAAAAATCGTAACCTAGTTGATATACTACGTACAGTATTTCATGAATTGGTTCACGTTCGTCAAGGTGAGTTAGATATGATTGATCCAGGCGATAGTTATCCCGGTAGTCCAATTGAAGCAATGGCAGATATGCTTGCGGGCAAATATATCAAAATATACGGCGAAGCTAACCATCACATCTTTCAATAAACAAATATCTATGCTATAATGCATAGATGATTAAGCTAACAGTTCCATTACCCAAAAGTATCACAGTCGCATGTAGCGGTGGTGTTGATAGTATGGCAGTTGTAGACTTTTTAAGTCGCAAGCACGAAGTAACGATTGCCCATTTTAATCACAAAACACAAAACGGTGAAAAAGCCAGTGAGTTTGTTTCTAGGTATTGTGGTGATAATAATATTGCTATGCTGTACGGCTCACCCCGCAGTCAAAAGGGTAGCAAAGAAAGCCAAGAAGAATACTGGCGTAGAGAACGCTATGATTTTTTAAATGACCTTGGCCCAGTCATCACTTGTCATCATTTGGATGATTGTGTTGAAACATATATACATTCAGCACTTAATGGTACACCCAAAGTTATTCCATTAACACGTAACAATGTATTACGCCCATTCTTAACTACACGCAAACAAGATTTTATCTATTGGTGCGAGAGTCACAATGTACCTTGGATTGAAGATGAATCAAACAAAAACTCACGCTATACCCGAAACTATATTCGCAATGAACTAATGCCACACGCACTACGAGTTAACCCAGGCTTACATACTTTGGTCAAGAAGATTGTCGAAGGTAAGAAAAACACTTGACTACACTACACAATCCGTGTATACTAACTAGATATTTAAGGAGAACCTATGTCAGACTATAACAGAACCTTTAACGGTGAAGCAAAAATCAAACTTACACAACTTATCAACGAGGGCATGAGTGTCATGCATGAGATTGATACACTGCAAGGTGGATTGAACGACACTATTAAAGCAGTAGCAGAAGAACTTGAAATCAAGGCTTCTACATTGAAGAAGGCAGTGCGTATTGCACACAAAGCAAGTCTCGGTCAGACTAACAAAGACCACGATGAACTCAACACTATCTTGGAAACTGTGGGCAAAACACTTTGAGTTACGTTGACGCTATTCATAGCAGGGATGAGGATCGCATCTACGTTGTAGAGAGGGATAATAACGGCAAGCGTCAATACAAAGAGTATCCTACAAACTATGTAATGTATTATCCTGATAATAAGGGTAAGCATCGTAGTATCTATGGCGATCCAGTCAGTCGGTTCAGTACTCGCAAACGACAAGAGTTTGAAAAAGAAAGACGCATTCATTCAGGTAAGAAACTATTTGAAAGCGATATTAATGTAGTGTTTCGTTGTCTCAGCGAAAACTATCTTAAAGTTGATGCACCTAAACTTCATACTTGCTTCTTTGACATTGAGGTAGACTTTGATCCTGAAAAGGGTTTCAGTCCTACTAGTGATCCATTCAATCCTGTTACAGCTATTAGTTGTTACTTAGATTGGTTAGACCAATGTATTACATTAGTGATTGCTCCTAAACATATGTCTAGTGAAACAGCCCAAGAAATCACTAATGAGTTTGAGAATACAATGTTATTCAAAACAGAGAAAGAAATGTTTGACGTTTTCTTTCAACTCATTGAAGATGCTGATGTATTGACTGGCTGGAACAGTGAAGGATACGATATACCCTATATGGTCAATCGTGTTACTAGAGTGATGAGTAAAGATGATACACGCAAGTTTTGCTTGATGGGTCAACTTCCTAAAGCACGTGAGTACGAACGTTTCGGTAAAAGTGAAACAACTTATGACTTAGTAGGTCGTATTCACTTAGACTATCTACAGTTGTACAAAAAGTATAACTATGAATCACGCCACAGTTACAAACTTGACAGTATCGGTGAGATGGAAGTCGGTGAAAACAAAACACAATATGAAGGTACTCTTGACCAACTGTATAACAAAGACTTTAAAAAGTTTATTGAATACAACAGACAAGATACTATGTTGTTGGTGAAGATTCACAACAAACTTAAGTTTTTAGAACTAGCTAATCAACTTGCACATGAGAATACAGTACTGCTTCCAACAGTAATGGGTTCAGTGGCAATGATTGAGATGGCTATTTTTAATGAGGCTCACGAACGTGGGCTAGTTGTTCCAGATAAAAAACGAAAGGTTGAAAATGAAGAAGAAGTCCAGCAGGCAGCAGGTGCCTTTGTTGCTACGCCCAAGAAGGGAATGCATGAGTGGGTCGGAGCAGTTGACATTAACTCACTCTATCCCTCGGTTATTCGTGCCCTCAACATGGCAGGTGAGACCATCGTTGCTCAAGTCAGACAAACACTCACAGACCAATACATGAATGACAAAGGTCATCGTTTAGCAAGTGAGAAAAAACGAGCTAAAGAAGGTGACGATGCAGTAACAGGATCTATTCTTTGGGAGAACTTGTTCGGTGCGTTAGAGTACACAGCTATTATGAACCAAGAGCGTGGTACTATCCTCACTGTAGATTACGAAAATGGTCGTAGTGAAGAAATGAGTGCGGCAGAGATATGGAAGATGATTTATGATAGTCATAAGCCTTGGATGCTAAGTGCTAATGGTACAATCTTTACTTATGAAAAAGAAGGTGTTGTACCCGGTCTACTGACACGATGGTATAGTGATCGTAAAGAGATGCAGAAAAAACTCAAAGAAGCAACTACTACTGAAGATAGAGAATACTGGGATAAGCGTCAACTTGTTCGTAAGATTCTATTGAACTCAGCATATGGTGCATTGTTAAATGAGCATTGTCGTTTCTATGATAAGCGTATCGGTCAGAGTGTTACATTGAGTGGTCGACAGATTGTTAAGCATATGATGAGTACCATCAATGAAACAGTTGAAGGTGTTTACTCACATGAAGGCAATGCAATTGTGTATGGTGATACTGACTCATGTTACTTTACTGCTTATCCAACACTAAAGCCTCAGATTGAATCTGGTGCATTAGAATGGAATAAAGAAACTTGTATTGGCTTATATGATGGCATTGCAGACAATGCAAACGATAGCTTCCCTGCATTCATGGAGAAGGCATTTCATGCGCCTCGCAAGAATGGTGAGATCATTAAAGCTGGGCGTGAACTCATCGGTGATCGTGCTATCTTTATGGTCAAAAAACGTTATGCTATTAACATCTTTGATAAAGAAGGTAAGCGTAAAGATAAAGACGGAAAGCTAGGCGATATTAAAGCTATGGGTCTTGACTTGAAACGTGCTGACACACCTAAGTATGTACAAGAATTCTTAATGAATGTACTACAGATGGTTCTTCAACAAGGTAAAGGTCGTGAAGAAGTAATTGAGACTATCAAAGACTTTAAGCGGATACTAACTGCACAAGACAGTTGGACTAAAGGTTCTCCTAAAGGTGTAAACAAACTTACATACTACGGTGACTTAGAAGCAAAGGCTGCAACTGGTCGTGCTAATATGCCCGGTCACGTAAGAGCCGCACTTAATTACAATTACTTGCGTAGAGTAAATGGAGATCAGTATAGTCAATTGATTATTGACGGTATGAAGGTTATTGTGTGTAAACTTAAATCAAATGCATTAGGGTTTACTAGCATTGCATATCCGGTCGATGAACTTAGATTACCAAAATGGTTCTGTGAACTACCATTTGACGATTCGGCAATGGAACAAACATTGGTCGATGAAAAGATTGACAACTTATTGGGCGTACTAGATTGGGATATTCGTTCTAATACAGATACTAACAGTACATTCAATGATTTATTTACTTTTGGTTAAATTGCTATTGACATACGCAATAAACACCACTATAATATACAACATAACTGCCTTAAATAGGTATACAAAGGAAAAACATGAAAGATAATTTACAAGATTTAATTCAACACACACATGGTCTCGGTAACGTAGACCTTATCAAAGTATCAGGTACTGATACAGAGACACAAATTAATGCAGTAGCAGAAGATAAAACTGTTATTGTATCTGGAACATTAAACAGTCCAGTAGCAGACTTTATCGGAGTGTTTGGTATGCCTAACTTAGGTAAACTTAAAACAATTCTAGGCTTTGATGACTATGATACTGATGCTAAGATTAGTGTAGCAACTTCTAATCGTGATGGTGTTGATATCCCAACAACAATTCACTTTGAAACTAAAGATGGTTCATTTGTTAATGACTATCGTTTGATGAGCAAAGCAATCGTTGAGGAAAAAGTTAAGAGTGTTACATTCAAAGGTACTACTTGGAATGTTGAATTTCAACCTAGCATTGCAGGCATTCAGCGATTAAAGAAACAAGCAAGTGCTAATAGCGAACAAGAACATTTCACTATGACTACAGTTAATGGTGACTTGAAAATCAACTTCGGTGACCCATCAACTCACAGTGGTAACTTTGTGTTTCAACCAACTGTTGGTGGAACATTGAGTAAGACATGGCACTGGCCCGTTAAAGTGTTTCAAGCTATTTTAGACTTGCCCGGTGATAAGACAATTAGAATTGCAGATGCAGGCGCAACTGAAATTACAGTTGACAGTGGTCTTGCAACATATCGTTACTTACTCCCAGCTAACGCAAAATAATGGAACAAGTAAATCTATCAGCAAGTCACAATAACGACTGGGCATTGTTCTTACCAGCAGTCAGTAATAACATTGAAGTTTCTGATGGTACTTCTTGGATTGCCATGTATAGTTCTAGTGCTACTATTGGTCTGGATAGTAACACAATTAATATCTTAAAGTGGGCTCAACAGAAAATGCTAGAAGAAGCCGAGCGCAACGAATTAGCAAAAACAAATCCCGCTATTAAAGATTTAGTAAATCAAATCAAAGACAAAGAAGAACAACTTAGTATTGTTCAAACATTGATTAAAGAAGAAGAAAAAGTTTAATGGAACAAGTAAATCTATCAGCAAGTCACAATAACGACTGGGCATTGTTCTTACCAGCAGTCAGTAGTTTTTATATCTCTGGCTTAGGTAAACAACGTAAAGGTGAACAATACTTTGACCCCGCACGTATCCCTGCTCAATTCAATGGTGATGTAGAGAAACTAAACTTTCTCAATAGCAAAGAAGGTCTCTATTATTATAAATGGGGATTGTACAGTGCTGGTCATGCTAACTTAGATACTACTAAAAATGACCCTAATGAATCAATCATTAGAGAACGTGAAGCTGGTACATTCATGTTAGGTGACAGTGGTGGATTTCAGATTCTAAAAGCACAATGGCCAGCTGATTGGAAAGATCCTAACTGCCCACGTGCTATGATTAAACGTAAAGCAGTATTGAACTGGATGGACACATACATGGACTATGGCATGTGTTTAGATATCCCATCACAGTCATTAAGTACGTTTCATATCAAAGATCCTAAGACAGGTAAAAGTGCTCACGGTATCAGTACGATTGAAGAAGCTATTAGTGCTACTCATATCAACAATGAATACTTCATTAAACATCGTAACGGCAACTGCAAGTTCTTAAATGTATTGCAAGGTCGTAATCATACACAGAGTGATGACTGGTATGAAGAAATGAAGAAGTATTGTGACCCAAACATCTATCCAGATAATCACTTTAATGGTTGGGCGTTCGGGGGTCAAAAC